TTATTGTTCAATGGCCTGTAATCAATAGGTCTTAACTCTTGACGCTCTGGGATTGACGATGTTTTTTTGCCAGCGTTTAAATAACCAAACTTCTCAACAGGTTTACGTAAAGTGCTTGCTGTTTTATAGGTGTTTGTTCTCCCCTTTAACGCCCGCCTAATGTCATCGATAAAGATATATATTACTACAGCCAGTCCTATGCAAATAAATATTAATTCCATTTTTTACCTCTTGAATTTATTAATTATCTTTTAAACATACCTTTAGTTTTTTATCACAAGAAAAACCAATACCGCATTCAGTATCAAACATGCACTGACCTTTAAATTCATAATTAGGGTTATGGCTATCTAGGCGCTTTTGAATTGGCTGTATTTGAGGGGTTCCAAATTCATTCACAGGCACAAGGCACTGGCCTGTATTGCTCATGGGTTCTTTTACGCAAATTGAATTTAAAGCACAGTCGTAGTCAGATGAGCACGAACCTATATTTGTTTTTTTTGGTTTTGTTGTGTAATTAGGGGAGGTGGTAGGTTTGTAATTAGTATTGCTTTGTGAGTTGCCATAAACACCTAGGGCAGCTCCAATGGCTACACCTATTAGGTATCCGTTATTATTTTCGTTAGATTGTCGTTGCTTTTCAGATGCTGCAACCCTTTCTCTTATCAATCTTTCTCCGTAGGGTGCATCTATTGATTTTTGTTGCTCATTACCTGAGTATTGAATTTTATAATTAAAGGGCCCGGGTTTGCCGCAGAGTGTTATCGGATCAGGCGTGGTTACAGTATATCCGCTAGGCCACTTTGCTATAACGCCTCTGACTTTTAAACAGCCATTTTCATTGACGTTATCTGCATGCCAGTTATAAGGTAATATGTAAGGAATTCCCTGCCATTGCTTGTTAGATCCTAGTTCGGTTATTGTTGCCCCTGGCACATCGGAGTGCCAAGTAACAGTAGTTTGAGGTGCAGAACAGCCAAATAGCAGTAAAGTTATTAAAAATCCCTTTTTCATATATCACCTTTAAAGCTCTTGGATTACCTGCTTGGCTACTGCGATAATTGTGCAGTTACCGTTAATTGGTATCGTGGGAAATGAGCTATTAAACGGGCGTAAATACTTCCTACCAGCGTCAATAACTAATTCTTTTACTGTTGCCTCTGATGAATCATCAAGTCTAGCAATAACAACTTTACCGCTTACAGCTTCAATATCAGGATCAGCTACAACAATAGAGCCAGCAGGTATAGATCTGCCAGTGCTTGAGGTCATGCTATCCCCGACAACTCTAACGGCGAATGCGTTAGGACCTACTTTCGCAGTTGTTCTATAGCGCTCAGCTGACTCCGCTATAAAGTTTACTTCTTCCATTTCTTTCCATGCGCCAGCTTGCACCCATGATACCAAAGGTACTGTTCCTGTTATTAGTGGGCCACTTTCAACATTAGACGAAAAGCCAGTGCCTTGCAGTAATTCTACAACGTCAACTTTTAAGGCTTTTGCTAAAGGCTGTATCTGCGCTCCTTTAGGGGATGTTATTTCTGATTCCCATTGAGAAATAGAGCCATGAGACACGCCCACGTACTTAGCTAGCTCTTTTTGAGTATAGCCATTTAGTTTTCTTAGGCGCTTTATGCGCTGATTTAAGTTTTCTTTATTCATATCTAAATCATAAACCCACTTGACTTTAGTTTCCTTTAGATCAACAATTTTAGAAAGCTATAATTTGAGGTTATTAAAATGCTCCGAAAAGACGTCATTGCACACTTCGGTTCTGCAACCGAAGTAGTTAAAAAATTAACAAACTTATCTCATGGCGCAATAAGCCAGTGGGGAGAGGTGATCCCAATGGGCCGCGCCTATGAAATTCAAACTATTACTAACGGCAAACTAAAGGTTGATTTAAGTCTTTATAGTCGTAAGCAACCCAAATCAGCAGCATAGGAGAACTATAAATGCTTTTATCACGAAAAAGTACGTTTGACGCTAAGCCTAGCGCACGTTGTCCTATGGCTGCGGCTGAAAGCTATAAAAATGATTTTAATATTGCTGACATAGCTAGAAAGATGGGAGTTAACCCAACTGTGTTGCGTAGCAAATTAGCTGAGGATTGTGATACACACATTCTCGGTTTTCAGCAAGTGATTGCGATTGGTGATTTAACCGGTGATCACCGCGCTTTAGAAGCATGGGCCTACAGCTTAGGTAAAACCGTGATTGATTTGCCGGAGGTTGGCTTGTCGGATGATGAAGTGGCCGACCAGCTTTTAACGCTACAAGAAACGATAGGTGATTTTGCCAAAACGTTTCGCCTGGCACGACAAAAAGGCGTGATCACGCAATCTGATTTTGATGCCATTCAAAAAAATACCCTTTCAATTATTACGACTGCGCTACAGCTTAACGCTGAAATTGAGCAAATGGTTAGGCCTGATCCTAATGAACCAGTTGTTGCTAAAGCTGCATCGTTAAAGGTGGCGTGATGAGTGATAAAAAACCTTTAATCGACGCTAAAGAGTACGAAGATTTGGTTAAGCAGCAAGCTAAAAAGTTAGACCTTGCATGCACTGAGAATGGTCTGCTTGGGACTTTAAGAGCGGCTTTCATTTTGGATGTATTAACAAGCCGAATTGTAATGAAAGACCACCAAATAAAGCAGTTAGCGGTCTTATTGAAGTGTGTAGCTAATGATTAATTACAGCCAGCCAGAAATAGAGCCTTCATTTGTTAGCTTTGCTTTTAGCTCTTTTTCAATGTCGATCCCAAATAGAAGAGCGCCTTTAGCTGTAAGCCAAAATATATCATTTGCACTATTTGCTCTCAAATACCCCTCGGCTATTAAAAACTTAGCGGTTGATATGAATGGCTCGCTTGATGACAAGCTTGCTGACACTTCTGTTGACCCAGGAAATGTTTCAGATGCATCGGCCAGTAACTTTATAGCCACGCTGTTAAACCGTTCTGTTAGAGAATTATTTTTCATTTTTAGTCCTTTTGTTTGTTGGTTTAGTAATTCGCACTTGCATGCTAGCAGACAAAAGGGCGCTTTTTAATCAGTTTTAATTTTAGGTTTTATTTATGGATGCAGCAGATAACGCACAAATAGAAATAGACCGCGAGCAAGCGCGGCAAATTGCCAATTTAAAACAAGCTGAGGTTGTTGCAACTGATGAATGTATTGAATGCGGTAACGAAATACCAGAAGAACGTCGCAAGGCGGTGAATACCAATTTATGTATTGGTTGTGCAGAAATGCAAGAAATCAAACGAAAGCAGTTTAGGCGTTAATTAATATCGTTCAAAGCGTATTTTTAACCTTTTATACCCGTAGTAGCAGTTTACTAAAAAGTTTAATGGGATGAATAGCGATGCAGCATAAACAAGAAACACTAGCTCGGTATTGGCAGATATAGATGCAGCTTTTATGTGGGCGCCATAGATGGCAGCAGGCGTTAAAAGCAGCAGTATGCAGGAGTTTTCAAACATGACAGCGAGCTTGAATTTTTTATGGCGTATCAACTTGAAGTATTGGGTTCTTATTTTTCTTGTTATGGGATTTCTTAGTTTAAGCCTAGAAAACCAGCGCATTAGAGAAGCCCTTTATTTTATTGAATTTCTATACGCGTTTTTAATGTTTGCGCTCAATTTTCTAGAAAAAAGAATTAAGGCGCGAGTTACAGCAAAGGCTGATGTAACTCGCAGATAAAACAAAACCCGCATCAGCTTAGAGGGCACGATAGCGGGTTAAATTCATCGAGGTAATTATGACCAATTTAGCAGAAGTTTACAAGTTCCCTGATAACCGAGGGGACGATATTAATCAACATAGCGCAGGTGGTTATGTGAAAGCAGATATTGAGCAAGGCTACGACAGGCTCGCGCAAAAGCTAACTGATACACTTGCTAACCCGCCAGTAAAGCTAAGCGCACGTGAGTATCAAATTGTATTTGCTGTTATGAGTAAAACATACCGTTGGCACAAACGCACTGATTGGATAAACAACGTTCAGTTAAGTGAGCTAACCGGTATATCGCAATCTCATATTAGTGAAATTAAAAATACACTTGTAGAAAAAGGCGTTTTATTTTTTGAGGGGCGCAACATTGGGATAAACCCTGTTGTATCTGATTGGGGTAAAACTTACCCAAAAACGGGTAAAAAGAAAGTTACCCAAAAACGGGTAAAAACTTACCCAAAAACGGGTAACGACTTACCCGAAAATGGGGAAAAACTTACCCAAAAACGGGTAACACAAAAGAAAGATACTATTACAAAAGAAAGAACTAAAAAAATAAACAAAAAAAGTTTACTTGAATCATTAGATTTTTCTAAGTGGCCAGCACTGCCAAACACTCAAATTTTTGATGATTGGATAGCCATGCGTAAAACCAAAAAAGCGAGCGTTAGCCAAACTGTGATAAACGCATTTGGAACACAGTTGCAAATTGCCTACGAGAACGGGGTTAGCGTTGATGATTGTTTGACTGAGTGCATAACGCGAAATTGGCAAGGCTTTAAATATTCTTGGCTGGTGAACGCAAACCAAGCTCAACATTCAAATTTCAACCAGCGACCATCTAACAACGTGGGCGATCAGCTCGCTTACTTGCAGAACTCACTTGCGCACATTCCAACACCACATGATGACGAGGTGCTGTAATGAGCTCGCAACTTGCACTAAGCCAAGGCGATAAGCCACAAGCGAATAGCGTACTAGTAAAAATTATTGGCGACGAAGTATTACCGTCGCTTAAGGCGTACTACCCAAACAGTGATTTTAATTGGCGTGGCAATCTGGCGTTATTTGCAAACGAATACGCGGGCCAGTTATACGGCATGGGTATTGTGGCTAAGCATGTTCGCATGGCGCTTGAAGCAGCACGCATACGATCAGCCACCGAACGACACGCACCAAACCCCATTGAGTTTAAGATTTTATGCTTACAGGCACGCGGTATGCCAACACTTGAGCAGTGCATGCGTGAAATTAACGAGCAGCGCATAGTGAACTACGGCAAAGATAAAGAGTGGTCTGAGCCTTTAGTTTACTGGCTTAACCAACAAATCGCAGCAGCTCGCGCAACGCTTGCTGATAACTCATGGCAAAAGATGGCTAAGGACCGATACACGAAGCTTGCTGATAAGTACGGTAAGAACGAATTAAGTCCGATACCGCTCAAGCTTGAGCATAACGAGCCACCGGCTTACCTCAAGTATGCGGGGGCTGGGCGATGAAATCATACGAGCAAGACCAAAAAGAATTTATTCGTGCGCTTAAGCAGATTTTAGGCAGCAATTATCAAAATGCGCTGATTGATGCAAAAGCAGCTAAGGCGGCAGCACTTAAGGGGATAAGTAACCCAACACCAAAACAGATTGGCTTTGCTACGGCAGAAGCTAACCGCGCTATGGCAAGGCACGCTAAAGCCCATGGCGTTGATAGCGTGCCGCAGCACATTAAGGACCAAAAAGAAGCGGCTAAGAACAGACACGCACAGCGCAATAATTCACATAGCCAAAACCGCCAAGCGGCTAACCGTATGCAAAACATTAAAGCGAACCCTGGTAACTTCACATCAAACAAGGTGCCAGCTAACCAAGGCTATTCGCTTAACGCTGAGCTTGAAAAAACATACAGGGCAAAGGTGGCGTCATGAAGCTAAACGAACTTAAGCCAGGTACTGAATTTATTCTAGTCAGAACAGGCGGGATTTATCGCGTTAGGAAAGACCAATCACAGTCAACGCATTACAACACCCATTGCACAAGAATTATAAACGGTAAGCCGTTTGCAAAGGTTTACCTTAATGGTCAGAGCTTTGTTGAGATAGCGAGTAACAACGATGAGTAAGAAAGTGCTAACCGCTACCAATGTCCAATACTTCATGCCGCAAATAGGACAAGCAGTAAGAGACTTACTACGCCAAGGCAAGAATGTAGTTATTGAGTTTAAAGAGCATAAGGCTAAACGTTCTTTAGCTCAAAACAGATTGCTTTGGATGTGGAACCAAGAAATAGCTAATCATTTTCGTGATCACTTTGGTCAAGAAAACAGTTCGGAAGATGTGCACGAAGTATTTGTTCGGAAAAAGTTTGGTGTGAAAGTCATTCAGGCAGGTAACGAAGAACCAATAATCGTACGTAAGCGCACGCGCAAACTAAATACTAAAGAGTTTTGCGAGTACCTAAATTGGATGGAGCAGTATTGCGCTGAGTATTTAGAGCTAATACTACCTCAACCAGAGGACTTATATCACTTAGCCATTTACGGGGAGTCAAACAATGTCGCTCATTAGTAAAAAAATACGTAACAGCGCTCGCGGTCAAAACTGCCAAGTGCGCATACCTGGTGTATGCAACCATAACTCTGAAACCGTAATACTTGCACATGTTGGTAAAGGTTCGGGTATGGGTCAGAAGTGTGACGATATACATGCAACTTACGCATGTTCAGCGTGCCACGATGTAATTGATAGACGAGTACGTCAGGGAAGCGCAAACGAAGTGATGGTTTATGCCTACGAGGGCATGGTTAGAACGCAAAGGCTTTTACTAGAGCAAGAACTAATACAGGTGGCTAAATGAAACTAACCATTGGTATTGATCCCGACTTTGTTAAAAGCGGCATAGCAGTTACCCAAAATGAAACAATTATTCATTTAGAGTCATTAGGCTTTGTAGATTTGTTTGAATACATAGCCGCTGCAGGTGATAAGCAAAGTATTTTAATTAAGCTTGAGAACCCAAGCGCTATAAAACCACTGTTTGGTGCCAAGGCTAAAAACAAGCGCTCTATACGTGAAAAAATTTGTCAAGACGTAGGGAAGTGCAAAGCAACCGGTTCACTGATTCAGCAAGTGCTAGAAAGCCAAGGCTATAAAGTGAAGTTAGTAAAACCACTTAAGGGCCCTGTTAAACGCCAAGCTAAAAATAATGCTGTTTACTTTAACAAGTTAACCGGCTGGCAAGGGCGAAGCAACGAAGATAAGCGCGATGCGGCATTGGTGGCGCTTTATGGGTGATAAATAACTGATTTAAAAGGCTAATAAAACTAATTAGCGGAGTGGGCGGGAAAGTTATTACAATTGGAAATGTTAAAAATTGTGTACTTTACCCGTTTTATAAACATTTTCTTACACATGGGGCGCATACCGATGATGTCAATACAATTGCTTTACAGCAGACAAGTACCAAGAACAATAAATTGCGATCCTGCAATGCTTACTCGCAGCGCTAACGCAGTAACTAATGACGAAATACTGTCTATACTCAGCAAAATTAAAAGTAAACACCCAATTGGTAACGCTGTACTTGATGCACAAATAGCGATGGACGAATCAGCAAAGGCTTTATTGCAGGGTGCGTTAATGCGCTCACTTATGAGTCAGGGCTATGAGGAATATATGTCAGAAGCTTTAGCAAAGACCGCTGTTTTTGAGGTGTGCGATAGTCCTGCTTGTTCACGATGCAAAGGTACAGGTTTATTCATGAAAGCGGGGCAAGGAATGATTGAATGCTCTAAGTGCCATGGGGTAGGTTCGTTTGTACCAAGCGGGCGCGAGTTGCACCGAATGGTGCTGCAGGCACTACCGTTGGGTAAAGGCTTTAGCAGAGACACATTTAAACGCAAGTGGTACGATATTTACATGGGCGCTGTTGATACGCTGCACACAGAAGCAGGCGACGCCGCTGCATATGCTAAAGACATATTACGCAAGATTGAAAGTGAAAACGAATACAGAGAGGTGGGTTAAATGACTGATAAGACCAAGCAACACATAGAAGCAACCGAAGCAAAAGTAATGGCAATGCTTGAGTTGGGTGAATTAGATAGTGCGGTAGTTGATTACATAGAGCTGCTACAAGAAACAATCACAACATACCAGGGCGAGCTTTACGCTAAGAATAGCCAAATAAGCAGCCTTGAATATAAACTAGCCAATATAGATAAAGTTGAATCTTGACTTTCGACCACTTATTGCTACTATTTCACCAAGCTAGGTATTTTACGCCTAGTTAGAAAAGCCCGCAGTTAAGCGGGCTTTTTCGTATGCGCACAAAAGTAAGGTTTTATTAGTCATTTTACTCCTTAGTAAGCCCAGCCTAACCGCTGGGCTTTTTTATGCGCGAAACAAATTTATAGGTGGGTGTTATGAAAGCTAAAAGTTTAATTGCACTTGGCTTATCAGGCGTTCTTGCTGCGGCTGGTGTTACGGTTGCTAACTTTGAGGGTAAAGAGTTAACCGGCTATGTTGATCCCGTTGGTATTGAAACAACGTGCTACGGCCACACAAAAACAGCGCAAGCAGGTAAGCGCTACACAGAAGATGAATGTTTAAACCTATTAGCTCAAGACCTAGCAGAGTATAACAAGCAGCTAATGAGTGCGGTTAACGTTCCGCTTTCTCAGGGTGAGCATATGGCTTACCTTTCTTTTATTTATAACGTGGGCGCGGGTAACTTTCGCCGCAGCTCATTACTACGTTATTTAAACGAAAATCAGCGCAATCGTGCTTGTGATGAATTATCACGCTGGGTTTATGCCAAAGGGCGCAAGCTTACGGGGCTTGTAAAACGCAGAGAGCAAGAGCGTCAAATGTGCTTAAAAGGTGTTAGTAATGCTAAAGCTACTTGGTAGTGTTGAGCGACTGATTATAGTAGGGCTGTTAATTGCAATAGCGGCACTCACTTATTCAGCAAGCAGTATTAAAGCTGAACTTAAAACAGCCAAGCAAACTATTGAGAAAAAGGATTTAGCAATAGAGAACGCCGCCATACAAGCGGAATATCTAACACAAAGCGTTAAATTATCAGAGCAAGCAAACGTCAAGCTAATGAAAGAGCGTGAATCACTTGCCAAAATTAACGCACAGCACAGCGCTGAAATTGCCAAATTAAACAAACAGTTCCACTTCGCGCAAACTCAAATTGCAAAATTAAGGTCGTCAAATGATAAAGCCGTTAAAGATTGGGCTAATAGCGCTATTCCTTGCGATGCTATCAGCTTGCTCAAGTACGCCAGCAACAAAAGTTGTGACGAGAACAGTAGTGCAAACGCAGTACAAGTACGTGACACCGCCCTTAAGCTTAATCCAGCAGTGCGAAGTGGAGTCAAATTTTAACATGACCGATTCGGCTAGCTTATTAAATTACGCCCGCCAGTTAGAGCAAAACATAGATGAATGCAACAAAGGCATTGAACGCGTCAAAAAATGGGTTATTGACAATGGATAAAACAACACCAGCAAGCTATATCGCAAGTTTCATTACTGCGGTTGGCGGTTTAATATCTCTTAACGATATAGCTCTAATGCTGGGCATAATTTTTGCCGCTCTAACTTTTTGGATTAATAAAGAAAGCCAGAGAAAGCGCTTAGAACTTGATATGCAAAAGCGCCAAGAAGATGCAGAGTTTCATAAAGCAAGAATGGCCGAGCTATTAAAGCAAGACAGCTTAGAAATGATTGAGCAGCAGCCATCAGCTAACGACGATAAAGAAGTAAGCAACAATGCCTAAAATCGTATACGCGCCAATATTAGAACAAGCAGGGTTTTTAAAGCGCAAAGCCGCTGATGTTGTAGAGCAATGGGTAGCGCAGTTAGATGGGGCTATGCAGAGTTGGCAGCTGACTGAGTCGATAAACCTTATCGCTGGTGACAAGGTAAGATTTAAATACAAATCTAGCACTACAGCTTCATCATCAATTAAGGCATTTTATAGTAGGGATACTAACTATTTTCCACTTGTTAGCTTGAGAAGTGACGGCGCATATACTGTAAATGCGGGTGCAATTAAAATAGACGGTGTTGATTATCAGGAAGGTGAGCAGGCTCCAATAGACGGAGAGTATCATGAAATCGAACACACTTTAACGACCAATGCTAGCATTAGTTTATTAGGCGCTGGGTGGATTTCTTTCTCAGAAAAAACCACGCTCTGGCATCTAGATAGTGCTTTGCTTAATTTTGAGGTTGAAAGAGCTAGCGAGATAATTCATCAAATCCCACTTACAAACAAGTCACAAGGCGCTACCCAGCTCGCCACAGTCGGCGACATTAACGCATTTATGCCTAACTACACCGATGCTGTATGGAGAAAGCCATGAGCAACTTATACCAACTTTACGCATTTGTAACAGCAATGGGCTGGGCTGAGTCATTAAGCGAGCGCTGGCCTGATGCGCCACTAGTCGGTGGCTACCGCGTTTTAGTATTCACAAACGCAGATTACTTATTACTTAAAGAGCAATACCCAACCGCTGAATTTAAAGAGCTAACAGCCGAGCAAACAATAAGCGCTATGAACGCTAACGAGTTAGGCCCATTCGTTTGCTCGCTTGAGCAGCTAAAACAAATTATGAACCACTTTGCACCACCCGATGAATTAACGCAGGATTAAACCAATGTCTATAACCAGACCAGATATTATTGTAAAGCCAAATAAAGATAACGACTTGATAGCGCTATTGAACGAGCAAGCGGGATTTGATGCAGTTACCGTTGGTACTGTGCTGCGCATTCAAAACAAAAGCGATAACTATGTGTATGTTCAGCAATCAGACCAAGTAACCACTGAGTTTGATAGCGGTACAGAGTTAAAGCGCTCATGGCAAACAGAGACAGATGCAGCGGCATTAGGTGTTAGAGTTAGTTGCGGCGGTAAAGAAAGCACAATCAGCGTTGAGGTAGTGAATGTCTAAATTCAAAGAATACGATTGGTCTGGCTACACAACGCTTGAACGATTGTACTGCTATGAATTTATGGTTGATAGAAGTAAAGGCGAAGCGGCTATTCGCGCAGGCTATAAAAAGCAAGCGGCCAAGCAGCAAGCTACGCGTGTATATAAAAAATGTGAGTCACGCATTAACGAAATGCTTAACGACTTAACTGAGCCGCACAATGTAACCGTAGACCGCATTGTTCAAGAGCTTGCAAAAATAGGTTTTATGGATGCACGCCAGTTCTTTGACGAAAACGGCAACCCAATACCCATACAAAGTTTAAGTGATGATGCAGCCAGTGTTATTGCGGGCATGAAAGTGCGTAGTGAAAGCGATGGTGATGATGGCGAAGTAGCCACAATTACTGAATACAAGCTCAATGACAAGATTGATGCGCTGCGCTTGCTAGGCCAGCACAAGCAAATGTTTACTAAGAAACTCGTTATTGACGATAAGCGCCCGCTTGTTGTTGTTAAAGATATGACCGGCCGCAAGAAGAAAGAGCAGTAAGCGCGTGTGTCTCAAACTACTTATGAATTTTTGTATGCGCCGCAAGGTGACGTACTTGATCAGTATTATGTTGGACGTGACCGTGTAACGCTAATTATGGGCCCGCTTGGCTCAGGTAAAACAACCGTATCGTGCATGCGTGTGTTTGACCAAATATGTGAACAAGCGCCCGACGCACATGGCTCGCGTAAAAGCCGTTGGATAGCGGTTAGAAATACCTATCCTGATTTAACAGGCACAACAATAAAAGATTGGTCTGACTTGTATCACAATGAACATACGCAGCTAGGCAAGTTTAATAAGGACTTTCCACCTACCCACTATTTAGACTTTGATCTAGAAGATGGCACGCGAGTAATTGCAGAGGTGGTGTTTTTGGCATTGGATAGGCCCGACTCAGTAAGAAAGCTGCGAGGGCTACAGGCCACAGGGTTTTGGCTAAACGAAGTTAAGGAGCTAGACAAAGCCATAGTTGATATGTGCGACGGGCGACACGGACGCTACCCCAAAGACGTAGCGCCAAGCTGGCATGGCATTATAGGTGATACTAACGCGCCTGATACCGATCACTGGTATTACGAACTAGCAGAAAAAGAACACCCCAAAGGCTGGACATTCTTACGTCAGCCAGGTGGTGTAATTGGCACAGTAACGGGGCCACCTAATGCACGCGTTACTACATGGGAGCCAAATCCAAACGCTGAAAACATTAATAACCTGCCAGATGGTTACTACATTAACCAAGTGCAAGGTAAAAAGGACGATTGGATCAGGGTTAACCTAGCCAACGAATACGGCAGCGTATCAACCGGCAAGCCAATTTATCAAGGCGTGTGGAATGATGCAGTGCATGTGTCAGAGCATAAGCTATTACCTATCCCATCGGTTAATAAGCTTTTACTTGGCTTTGACTTTGGTAGAACGCCAGCCTGCACTATCGGGCAGTTAATGCCAAACGGTAAGTTGCGAGTGCTGCGCGAGCTAATAGCAACTAGCATGGGTATTCGGTCATTCATGGACCAATCAGTAATACCGTGTTTGAAAAAAGATTTTCCAACGTTTGATATTAAAGATATGGAAGCCTACGGCGATCCAAGTGGTGTTGCCAAGTCAGGAAACGACGAGAACAGCCCAATAGGCATATTAAACGACGAATACAAGCTAACTACTTACCCGACGGCCACAAACATTCCCCTGCGCCGCTGGGAGTCTGTAAACGAATTTTTAATGAACACCATTGACGGCGTGCAAGCATTTGAGCTTAGCAGGTGCTGCGAAGTGCTGCGCAAAGGATTTAACGGCGGCTATCAGTTTAGGCGGTTAAACGTAAGTGGCGAGAAGTACGCAGAAGCCGCAGATAAGAACAAATTTAGTCACATAGCAGACAGCCTTCAATACCTTGCCCAAGGCGCGCAAGGTGAAATTAACTACGCATGGTTAGATCAACACTTAGCCAATAGCGAAAGCAACCAATCAATTATAGCTGATTCAGTTAGCGGGTATTAAATGAAACAAGAACCGAAAGACTACGAGCACGATTACGATAAAGACAATAAAATCGATATGCTTGCTATGGAGCTTGAGCGCCAGTTAACGCAGGTTATTAACGATCGTACTGTGATTGATAGCCGCATGGTAGAAGATTTAAAAAATTACCATGGCAAATTAGACGACGAAACAATCGATGCACTTAAAAAAGCAAAGCGCTCGCATCCATTTATAAAGCTTACCCGCGCTAAAACAAATGCAGGCGAGTCGCAGTTAGTTGATTTGCTATTCCCTAATGACGATAAAAACTACGGCATTAAACCCACACCAAAGCCTGATTTAGCCGCAAAGCTTGACGATGAAACCCCTGTAGATCTAGGTGATGGTCCTTATCAAAATGATGATGATGGGGAGGTGGTCACGCAAGGCGACTTGGCTGAGCGTGAAATCGAAATGGCCAAAGAGCGCTGCGAAAACATGGAGCTGACTATTGATGACCAGCTAATTGAAACCAAATACAACAGCCGATCACGCAAGGCAATACATGATGCGTGTGTAGTTGGTACCGGTATATTAAAAGGTCCCGTTGTTATGGGTAAGCTAAACAAAGCTTACACAGAGCAAAACGGTGAATTTATCCTTGAGCTGAAAGAAGCGTTTACGCCAGGCGTTGAAGTTGTGCGCCCTTGGGACTTTTTTCCTGACTTATCAGCCAGTGAAATAAGCGAGGCAGAATTTGTATTTGAGCGTCGCTATATGAGCAGGCAGCAAATAGCAGAGCTACCACAGCGCAAAGGCTTTAAAGCTGATAACGTTAAGCGCGTGCTTAAAATGACCTCACAGCAAACGCAACACACAACCAGTTACCAAGACGATGTACGTAAGCTTGCAGGGCTAAGCGACACCATTAACGATAGTCGCTATGAAACATGGGAATACCACGGCCCTATAGATAACGATGTGTTAATTGATGTTGGCGCAATTGACTTGCCAGAAGATGAAGAACAAGCGCTTGCGCTTATTGATGAAATGAGCGGCGAAGAAACCATGGCTACCGTGTTTTATTGCGGCGGTATTGTTATGGGCGCACGCGTTCACCTAATGAGCTACGAGGGCTATATGCCATATCGTGTGTTTAATTGGGAACCTGACGACTCAAGCATTTTTGGTTACGGCATACCGCGTATGGTACGAGACGAGCAAGGCATTTTAAATACTACATGGCGCATGATGCTGGATAACGGCGGTATTACCGCAGGTCCACAAATCGGCGTGAACAAAAAACACATACAACCTGCCGATGGCAATTGGAACATAACCCCATTTAAACAGTGGAACATGACAGGCGGTACAGACGACATACGCAAAGTATTTACTACCGTTGAATTTAACAGCCACTTAAATGAGCTACAGGGCGTTTACCAAGTTGCACGCGTGTTATTTGATGAGGTGTCGGGCGTGCCAATGTTACAGCAAGGCGAGCAAGGACAATCAACCCAAACACTAGGCGGCATGAGTATGCTAATGAACGCAGCTAATACAGTACGCAGACGCCAAGTAAAAGATTGGGACGATAATATTACTGAGCCGATGATCAGCGATTTCTATCATTGGAACATGAGCTATAACGACGACAGCAGCATTAAAGGCGATTACCAAGTTGATGCACGTGGTACTAGCGCGTTACTCGTTAAAGAAACCCAAGCGCAGGCGCTTACCAACTTTATGAGCGTAGCAGGTAGCAACCCTGTATTTGCACCGGTATTACAACTAAAAGCGGTTGATATATTACGCGAGTGGGTTAAAACGCAAGGC